GGGTACGCCGATCGGCTACGAACCAGGTTCGACGGCATGGTCGGGCAGCGGGAAGCGGTCGTGGCCACTCAAGTGTTGATGGATCTGTTCAACCGGCGATTGATTCGGCACGACGGCGCCAGCCTGCTCCGGGAACAGATCTTCGGGACGACGATCGCCAAGAGGCAGCACGGTTGGGTGATGACGGCGCCGAAGGGATCCGGCGGCGTGCACGCCGCTCGAGCGGTGATGTTCGCCGCGTGGGATGCCAGCAAGGCGCCACGCCCAATCGCGGTCATTCGGTCACGTGCACGGCGCGGGGCGTAGGATTCTGCCCGTGAGTGTGCTATCCCCCGTGCGCGCTCTCTCCGTCGTGCGGGAAGCAGAGACCCACCGTGCTCAGGTCAGCGCGGCGGCCGCCATGTCGCCGCCCCCGCTCGTACGGGAATCGACCCTGATCCAGTTGCAGATGCAGCTGAACAGACCGGGCACCGGGACAGTGCTCGAAGCTGTGGCGTTCCAAGTACCGGCGCTGGTCAAGGCGCTCAAGACCTACTCGCACACGATCAGTGCGTTCCCGTTGCGGCAGTACGTCCAAGGCGCCCAGGTCGTCACCAGATCGTTTCTGATGCAGCCATCCAAAAACACGACGTACGGTGCGGAAATGATGCGCCTGGTCAACGACCTGCTGCTCTATGACCGGGCCTATTGGCGCGTCATCGAGCGCACGTGGGACAACTTCCCGGCCGCCATCGTCCGAATGCCAGCCATCGATGTGGTCGAAACCAACGGCGAGGTGCTGTACCGGGGCCAGCCCGTGCCACTCAACCAGGTCATCCGGTTCGACGGCGACGGACTCGGCGGCTGGCTGAAGACCGGGTACACGGCGATCACGACGGCGGCCGCCCTCGAGGACGCCACGTTCCGGTACGCCGAAGCCCCGCTGCCGCAAATGATCCTGAAGAACTCCGGTGCGGATCTGCCGCCCGACCAGGTGGACGCGATCCTCGAGGCGTGGGAATCCGCAAGGGCTGACCGCGCCACCGCCTACCTCAACAGCAGCATCGATGCGCAGCCGCAGGGCTGGAACGCCGCCGAGCTGCAACTGGTCGACGCCAAGAACGCGGCCGCGGTGCAGATCGCCCGGATGGCCAACCTCGATCCGATCTGGACGGGAGCCGGTGTGCCCGGCTCAAGCCTGACCTACTCCAATCGCGTGGACCTGTACCGGCAGCTGCTTGACACCGGGCTGACACCGGTGATGAACCTCGTCACGCAACGTTTGAGCATGAACGACGTGACGCCTCGAGGCCACACCGTGACCTTTGACACGTCGGTGTTCCTGCGCGGTAACCCGTCCGACCTGGCCAACCTGGTACAGACCCTGCTGCCGCTCGGTGTTATCACCGTCGACGAAAGCCGTGCCCTGATGGATCTCCCGATGGAGGTAATGGAGTGAAAACCCTCTACACCGAAACCGATCTGGTGTACGAGCTGCGCGAGGACCAGGCCGACGGCGACATCGTTGGCCGGATCCACGGCCGCGCCGTCCCGTACGGCGAGCCGACCACCGTGGGTGGCATGACCGAAGTGATGGAGCGGGACGCGTTCGACCCCGACGACGTGATCGGTAAGCCACTGGCCTACCGGCACGGCGAACCCATCGGCATCATCACGGCCGCCGAGAACCAGGCCGACGGCCTGTACATCGACGCCGACGTGATCAACACGACCGCTGGCCGGGACGCCGCCGTCATGCTGCGCACCGGCGCAAGCAAGGGCCTATCCGTTGGGTTCAACCCGATCACGATGGCCTTCAACAAGACCAAGGACGCAGTGAGGCACACCAAGGCTGCCCTTATCGAGGTCAGCCTGACCCACATGCCGGCCTATTCGGGCGCGGCAGTAACCGCAGTGAGAGAGGAAACACCAGAAATGACCGAGGTCATCGAGGCCGAGGCCCCAGCCTCGGACATGGAGGCACGCGAGCAGATTGCGCAGCTCCGGCAGACCGTCGCCGCCCTCGAGGCGAAGGCGCACGCCACCGGATCCGACATCGACCCTGAACTGGCTCAGTTCCGCAGTTTGGGCGAGTACGTCAAGGCCGTCAAGGACGGGCAGGTACAGTCCCGCGCCCTGGACGTAAGCAACCTGGCCGACGCGCCGGGCCTGGTCCCGCCGGTGTGGTTCCGGGAGATCAGCGGTGTTCTGGACCGTGGCCGGCCGTGCATCTCCGCGATCGGTGGCCCGACCCCGGTCGCTGGCGCTGGTATGACCGTGAACTGGCCTTACTTCGACGGTGACCTGTCCGCCATCGTGTCAACCCAGGCCAGCGAGAACACCGAGATCAACTCGGTGGACATCGACATCAAGAAGGGCACCGCAACCCTGCTAACCTACGCCGCCGGTAACCGGCTGACTTACCAGGTCATCGAGCGCACCGACCCGTCGTACGTCACCGCACACCAGCGGATCATGGTCGGCGCGTGGGGCACCGAAACCGACTTCGCCTACCAGGCTGGTCTGTGGGCAAACGGCACCAACGGCCAGGACTACGACTTCTCGGCTGACACCACTGGTGCAACGTTCCGCGAGGCCGTCTTTTCGGCCGCCGTTGACGTCCAGTCGGCCACCGGCCAGCCAGCCGAAGTCGTGTACGTCAACAGCGCCGTGTACAAGAAGATTGGCGGCTGGACCAGCTTCCAGCCGGACTCGTACCCCGTGAGCAACGTCGCGGGCACGTTCAACGCACGGACGCTGAACCTGTCCGTCGCTGGCCTGCCCATCGTCCTGGCGCGTGAGTTCGCCACCGACGAGACCGAGGACGCCATCGTCACCAACCGCGCTGCTGCCGGATGGCTCGAGGACGGACCCCGGTTCGCATCCGCTGATGTCGTCGCCAACCTCGGCCGCGAGGTCGCGATCTACGGCTACGCCGTCATGATCCCGTACATCTCGGCCGGCATCGTCAAGATTTACAACCAGGCGTAACCAGGTCAGGAGTCGACCAACCATGCTTGTCACCGGACAGGAACTGGCCACGAACCTTGGCCTGACCTACGCCGCCGACCCGTTCGATCAGGTCGCCGGCACCGCTGACGAGATCGTTGGTCGACTCCTGACCCCACTGTCCTACGCCAACGAGCCAATCCCAGCCAAGGAAGCCGCGTTGCATGTGGCCACGGAAATTTTCCAGGCCAGATACAGCGCCGGTGGCGAGTCAATCGCCAACGACTTCACCCCAGGCCCATACCGGCTGTCATCGGCCATGACCAGGCGCGTGATGGCCCTGCTGGGGCCATATCTGGATCCCCGGGGGATGGTCGGATGACTGCGCTATCCACCGAGGCCCGGCAGCTGGTCCAATCAGCGTTGACGGCCGCTGGCATCGACAACTACGACGCACCGCCGACGGTGCCGAAGCCCGGAATGGTCGTTGTCATGCCCGATCAGCCGTGGCTCGACATCGAGCGCATCGGATCAAGGCTGAACTACGTTGTGCGGCATCGGCTGCTGCTGCTGCTCGACGGGCGCAGCAACAAGGGCGCGCAATTGCAAGCCGAAGACCTGGCCGAGGAAGTCCTCGAGGCACTGCCCAGTGCATTCAGGGTGACGTATGTGGGGCCACCGAGGGTGGTCGATATCGGCAGTCAAGGCGGCATCCTGGCCGTTGAAATGTCCATCCAAGTGTCAATGAAGGAGTAACAGCAATGCCAGCGACCGCGATTACCGGCAGCCAGTTCACGTTCACCTATAACGCCGTGGCGTACTCCGCTCAGGTCACTGGCGGGACCGTCACGCGGGAAACCTCCGTTACCCGCATCAAGACGCTGACTGATATGGCGTACAAAAACAGTGACGACAACTGCACGCTGGAAGTCTCGTTTTTGTACGACGAGGAAACCGGGTTGGTTGGTGCGCTCAACACGGCGCAGGGATCCGGCACCGCGAACGCCATCAGCCTGGTCGGTGGTGATGCGAAGTGGACCGGCAACATGTCCGTCAGCAGTGTGTCTACCGAGTTTACGGCCGACGGCATCGCCACCTGCTCCGCGACTCTCGAGGGGGCCTTGACGTTCGCTGACGCGCCATGATGCCGGAGCTGCTCGCCAGCGTTGACGGGCACACCCAGGTACTGCGACTGACGAGCGTCGCTGGCCTGGAGCGAATGCAGCAGACGGTGAGCGAGGACAAGAAACCGACGGAGGCCACATCAGCAATGTGCCTCGCGTATTACGCCCTGCACAACGAAAAGGCCACCCTTGAGGAAGTACGACGGTGGGCTGACCTGGTGTGCCTCATGGTGCTGGACTCGCGCAAACCGCCGGACCCTACCTGGCCGGAGTAGGCGCAGCCGTATACCGGCTGGCGGTCCTGCTCCGGTGCCACCCGAACCGCATACGAGATATGAACATCACCGACTTCTACGGATTGCTGAAGGAGGCCAATGGCCAGGTCTAGCAAGTCGTTTGATGTAGAAGTCGAGGGCCTGAACGAGCTGTTACGGGATCTACGCGCACTGCCGAAAGAAGCCAGTGCAGAGCTGCGGCTGGCGTCGCAGCGGATCGCCGACCAGCACATGGTGCCGGCGTGGAAAGCGGCTGCCGACAACGCTGGACCGTGGGGCGCGAAGATCTCGACAACGATCAAGGCGAAAAGGGATCGGGTGCCGTCCATCACGATCGGTGCGCAGCGGCCGAAGTTCTCCAACGGCGCCACACCAAACATAGTGCGCTACCCCTCCGACAAGGGCGTGTCTCGAGGCGGACCCGGATCGGAGGGCGCCCAGGCGGCGTTCGGCAACGGCCGCAACTGGATGGAATTCGCCAAGTCATATCTGCCTGGCGCGATCCAGGAATGGGTCAAGGCCATCGACACGATCTGTGACCGTTTTAACAATGACCGGACGGGGATCGGCTGATGGCTGGCCGGACTCTCCAGGTACAGATTGTTGCTGACACGAAGAAGTTACGTGACGGCCTGGACGACGCTGAACGGCGCATGAAGGGCTTTGACAGCTCCATCGGTGGCCTGGCCGGCTCGATGAAGAACGTGCTCGGCCCCGCGATGCTGGCGGCCGGGGCAGCTGCCGGAGCACTGGCCGCAAAGTTCGCGGTGGACGGGATTCAGGCGGCCGCCGAGCAGGAACAAATCAACCTGAAGTTGGCCAAGTCCTTTGAATCGGTGGGCCTGGCCCAGGACGTCGGCAAGGCACAGGAATACATCGACACCCTGCAACGGCAGACCGGAATCGCCGACAATGAACTCTCGCCAGCGCTCGGCACGTTGGTAAGCAAAACCGGCAGCCTGACTGAAGCGCAGGGCCTGCTCAGTATCGCCATGGACACCGCCACGGCCAAAGGGATCCCGCTTGAGTCCATCACAAAGGCCCTGGCGAAAGCCCAAGACGGCAACTTCAAGGCTCTGTCGACCCTGGTGCCCGAACTGGACAAAGCCGCGATCAAAACCGGGGGCCTGGAATCAGCCACCGACCAGCTTCAGAAACTGTTTGGCGGTACGGCATCGGAGCAGGCCGAAACGTTCAAGGGCAAAATCGACCGGCTCAAAGTAGGTGCCGGTGAACTGCAGGAAGCGTTCGGCACGGGATTCCTTGAGGGAATCCAGACCGCGATGGACAAACTGAACGGGGACGACTCCCTCGGTCAGACGATGCGGGACCTGGAGCCCACGTTCCAGGACCTGGGCAAGAACCTCGGTCTACTGCTGGCTGACCTGGCCGTCATTACCATCAATGTGCAAACAGTGATGAAGGCGATGAACGATTGGAAGGACAGCATTCCAGGGCTGGGCACGGCACTGGATCTATTGACCCGTGGCCCGATCCGCATCCTCGCCGATGCGTTGCGCGAACTGAACGCCCTTATGGGCGCCAACGCCACGACCGCACCGTTCGCGCCAGGTGGAACGTCGCGTGGAGGCCCACCAGTCGCCCCAGGTGGCGGCAACTTCGCCAGCACAACACTGGGGCCGGCGCCCGTGTCGTCGGCGCGCACACCAACAGTCGTGGCGCCAGTAAGCGGCTTGGCCAAAGCCACAGCCAGCCAGGCCCTACGCACGTCCGGCAAGGTCAGGTTGCTGGGATGAGCGTCACGTCCGTCGTGATCGGCGGGACCACCATTCCGTTGGCCGACATTGACTACTCGGTGGCGATATATCACGGCCGGGACCGGATCGACGATTCGCCGGATTCCTCGAGCTGCGAAATGCTGATCTACGTGGATGGCGCTACCGCCATCAACTTTGACGTGAACGAAACCGTCGTCGTGCAGTCATACTCCACAACCAGATTCACCGGCCGGATCACCGATATCACTGTGGAGCACGGATACAACCTGGACGGTACCCCGATCACGGGCGTTTCCATCATCGCCATGGGAAACCTGCGACTGTTGGCCAAATACGTCAATGCCGGCAGTTT